GAGTTGAAACAAGAAAATCTCCAGCTGTTGATGCACGAAATGCTAACTTAATGAATAGAGATAGAATTAAAGCCATGATGGATGCTGCTGATAATTATTACAATAGTGTTCCATTTAAGAATAACGCCATTGATATTCTTAACAGAAGAAGATATGATATATCAAGTGAGTTTGATGGACAAGAGGTTCAGGGTACTATGACTGAGAGACCTACTATTGGTGGCGGAATGGTTGAGACTGAAAGATATAACATGCCTGGTGGTGGAAGTAGAATGGAGAGAACAAGATTCAATGCTGATGGCATGCCAGTTAAAAGAGTTATTAAAGACAAAAAAATAAACAGATGAAAAAAATGGTAACCGAAAAAAAGACTGGCGAAAAGTATGCCAGCAAATCTGCTAAGATGAAGCACGAAAAGTCTGAATCTAAAAAGGAGATGATCAAGGAGTACGGAATGAAAGCCGCCATGAAAAAAATGCCAAAGAAAAAATAGTATGGCTACTATTGTTGCTGATGGAGAAAAGCATAGGATTTACAAAAAAACTAATAAAATAGGAGAAGGTAATCCAGGCGATATAATGGTTAGTCATACAACAAAAGATAAAGGAAAGTGGGATACCATTAACTTAACCAAAGTAGCAAAAGCTAAAACAGTTAAACAAGGTATAGCTGCAACTAGAAAATGGCATAAAGAAAATCCCTATAAAAAATGAAAGATCCAAGGCTAGAAAGAGCAGGAGTTGAGGGGTTCAATAAACCAAAAAGAACTCCAAGTCACCCAACAAAGAGTCACATTGTTGTGGCGAAGCAGGGTGACGAAATTAAGACTATTCGTTTTGGTCAGCAGGGAGTAAAGACCAATCAAACGGCAGGTCAGCGAGAGGCATTTAAAAGCCGTCACGCAAAGAATATTGCAAAAGGCAAGATGAGTGCTGCATACTGGGCCGATAAGGTAAAGTGGTCTCCAAGCAAGACAGCATCACCAAGTAAGAAGTGGGTTAAAGGATCATAAAATGTCTGTAGCAAAAAAGAAAAATCCAGAGCTATGGAACCGAATTGTGTCTAGTGTTAAGTCAGGCACAAAGGGCGGTGACGCAGGTCAGTGGTCAGCTAGAAAGGCTCAGATAGCTGTGGCTAAATATAAAGAGTCTGGAGGAAAGTACGAGGGCAAGAAGTCTGAGTCAAATAGTTTATCCAAGTGGACAAAACAAGAATGGACCACCAAGAGTGGCAAGCCAAGCAAGGAGACTGGAGAGAGATACCTACCCAAAAAGGCTATTGAGTCGTTAAGCCCATCAGAATATGCTGCAACAACAAGGGCCAAGAGACAGGGTGGAGGAACTGGAAGCGTTGTTAAGCAGCCTGAATCAATAGCTAAGAAAACAGCAAAGTACAGGAAATGATTATAATTAAAAAGCACTACGGATTTGGTGATACTATACACGCAATAACCAAGGCCAACGGATTTGGTGATACTATACACGCAATAACCAAGGCCACTGGAATAGAAAAAGTTGTAAAGGCGGTTGCTGGAGAGGACTGCGGATGCAATGAAAGAAAAGAAATGTTAAACAACCCTAACCTATTAATTAACAAGATATTTTATGGGACAGAGCAAAACATCGAAATACTACGCAAGCAACCCGAAAGCAGCGGAGAAGAGAAGGGAGTATCAGAGGGAACTCAACAAGAGTGAGTCTGAGAAGAAGTATAGGGCAGAGCACACTAGAGAACGAAGAAAAAGAGATATTGACGGAAAGGGAGGCCCTGATGTTAGTATGAAAAAAAATGGTAAATTTGTACTTGAGTCCAGTTCTAGTAATAGGGCTAGAAACGGGGCCAACGGAAAGAGTACTAAGAAATAATAACTTTATAAAAGAAAAAAGATGCCAGTAAATATACCAGCAGGAACAAAGTTTGAGGCTATTAAGCCTACAACTGTTGTCAACAGACGTTCAGCGTTAGTCAACTCTAACGATCAAACATTTACCATTGAGGACTTTGCTCAGACCGTTGGTGGTGGAACATTTCCTATTACACTAAACACTATTCCCAAAGGTACTGCTCTAGGCAGTCTTGTAAACTCAAGTTTATCAGAGCTAACTGGACTTGGTGGTACAAATTTAACTGGCAACTATAATGCTGGACTTTATTTTACTTATGATTCTTCATCTAATTTACTTAATATTTACGGAGAAACTGGTAATGCAAATTCATACGCATACATTGGTGATATATTTGGTAATTCTGGTCCATCTTGGGGGATAAGCTTAGATAATTCATCTCCTGGAGGTGAATTTTTAAGTTTATATTTGGGTGGAGTAAGTCGTTTGGAGTTTGATTGTTTTTCGGGTATGTACAACTTTGGTGGATCAATTACTAAATTTGGAATTAAAAACGCAGATGTTTCTCAAGCATCGTTATCAGTTACATCTGATTTAGTAACCAATATTTCTGGTACTGACTACATTAAGGTTGATGTTAACGGAACCCCATACAAAATTCAATTAATACCTTAATAATGGAAAAAGAACAAGCAATCTTAATAATTGAAAGAGCCTTGGACGAGGCCACAAAAAAGGGCGCATACAGCTTGGCTGATATAGTGGCCATTTTAAATGCACTAAACACTATAAAAAATAACTAAAGATGGCATATCAAAAACTACAACAATCTAGAGCTGAGGCAGTAACACCTAGCGACACTGACAATATTCCTTATGTTGGATATCCAACAGAAACTTGGCCGTGTGTTTTGTACTCTGGATCTGGAGGTATTATTAGAGTTTTAACTGCTGGCGGTGATGATGTTACCTTTAACTCTGTTCCTGCTGGAGTTGTATTACCTATCCAAGTTATCAGAGTATTTGCTTCTACAACATCAGCAACTGGTATCGTAGCACTTTGGTAGTATGGCTCTTATTAGCAACGAAGGTAATGTTGGTGTAACTAGCACTATATTGTACGAGTGCAAGCCACAGAACGTGTGTGCTATAAACTATATTAGATTCTCAAACTCTGTAACCAACTATGATGTTACGCTTCAAAAGTATGTATCATCAACTGCTGCTACTGTAGACATATACTCTGTTTCACTTAATCACGGTGATACAATTACTGATGACATGGTGTATATATTACATCCTGGAGATCAGATAACAGCAACATCTACAGACGCTAATACTACATTTATAATTAGTGGAGAAGAGGGCCCTAACTTATCTTTCCTTAGATGCAAGTAACTGACTCAAATGGATATATATTTGGACCAAAAGGATTACAGGTAAATGGTCCAGACGGCAAGCCTAAAGTTATATCTGGCGGAGGCGGATCAGGAAGTATACCTCACGGAACAGCTAGTGGTACTGATACGTATACCGTATCAATTGCTGGAGCAACTTCTTATGCTGATGGTGATGCTTATTTAGTTAGGTTTACAAATGGTAATACAACTGGGTCCACGCTAAATGTTAACGGATTAGGCGCAATACCACTTTATAGAAACAATGATGGTCAGGTTATAGGTGGAGACATTGAGGGTGGCGCTGAGATGCTTTGTATATACAATTCAACGTTAAATATTTTTCAAGTAATAGGCTCATCTCCAAACACACTATTAGCATATGTAACAAATGATGAGTCAATAACCATAACTAAAGGTCAGCCTGTATATGCGTTTGGAGGACAAGGTGACAGACTAAAGGTTAAGCTTGCATACAACACTACTGACGCTACATCAGCACAAACAGTAGGATTAGTGTTGTCTGCATCAATTGGAGCCAATCAGAAGGGATTTATTATACTTAACGGACAGCTAGACGGTCTTAGTATTCTTCCTACGTCTACATGGGCAGATGGAGATCCTGTTTACTTGGGCCCAACGGCAGGTTCAATAACTAATGTAAAGCCATCGGCTCCTAATCACTTGGTATATCTCGGATTTGTTACAACAGCCAACAATGGTAGCGCTGGAAGGATGTACGTTAGGGTGCAAAATGGCTATGAAATAGAGGAGTTACATGACGTTCAGATATCTGGACTTGCTGATAATGACATAATACAATACGATCAAGCTACTGATCTTTGGCAAAATAAATCACTATCAAATGCTGGTATACAGCCTACACTAGTTAGTAGTACTAATATCAAGACCATCAACGGAGCTTCCGTACTTGGTAGTGGAAACCTAACTGTTACAGGTAGTGGAATTAGTCCGCAAGTATTAGGTTATTCTGGTACTGTGGGTACTACCACATCAGGCACTTTGATTAATATATCAAAATCATTATTTATACCTGCCAATACTTTGACATCGGATTCAATACTTGAGATATCCTGGCGAATAAACAGGGTATCGGGTAACTTAGGGCAGATATACAGCAGGCTTTATCTTAATCAAACTAATACCTTAACAGGAGCAAGTACATTAGGTGGTTTAATTACTCTTAATGGAGGAGGGACTCAACAGGCTTTATTAGCACAAAAAAGTATTAGCTGTATAGGTACATCTTTAAGATATCAAAACACAGGCTTTGGTACAGAGAGTACAGCATCACAACTATCAACGTTAAGTATTAACACTACATTCAACTATTATCTAATATGGACAGCTCAATGCCAAAATGCTGGAGATGTTGGAGCTGTTGATCAATTCAGAGTATTACTATATGCATAGCGTAACAGTCAACGATATTACCTACACCTTCACAGAATGGGAGGAGGTTGATGATATATATGTTCACATATTTACTACCGAAGGTGCTACGGTTTGCGTGCCTAAAGAGTTATTAAAAGACATATAAAAAAATAAGCATATTTTAGTTACCTTTGTGGATATGAAGTATATACTTATATTATCTACAATATTCTTATTTTTCTCTTGTTCTATCGAAAGAAAGCTAGAGAAGTATTGCCCTCTCTGTGTTCAAAAAGATAGCACAGTTACAATTATTGAGTATCGCGATACAACTATAGAGCTTCCTGGTGAAACTGTTTTTATTGAGGATACTCTTTTCTGTGATTCATTAGGAAATGTATACGCTAGTAGACTATCAGAAAAAGATGGTACAATACTAAAATTACAGGCAAGATTGAAAAGTAATAAATATAAAGTTATAGCTAAGACAGATACTGTTTACAAAACAATACCTGGAAATACTATATATCAAACAAAGTTAGTAACAAAAACATTAAAGCCACAAAAAATAAAATATACCCCTGGATTTACTATATTTTTAGCTTGGAGTGGTGGTATATTGTGGATTTTAATTTTATTGTATGTAATTTACAGAATTATCAAAAAAAAACTTTCTAGAATATGAAAACAAAGTTGTCTTTATTTTTTTTAACGATAACGTCTTTTTTTGCTCCCGTAGAGTTAATGGCAATGATACTTATGTTTGTCATATTAATTGATACTTTAGTTAAATTAATCTCTTTGCGTAAAATAGCCATAGATACTAACAGAAGGTATAGAGATGTTTTTAAGTCTAAAATACTTCGACAAGGATATACATACAAAGCTCTTGGTTATTATATTACAGCAGGAGCTATTTTTCCTTTAGACTATTACGCACTTACTCCTTTTGCAAATAGTTTTCTTCAGTTTTTAGGTTTTTCATTTGTAATTACAACTCCTGCAATATTTACAAACATTCTACTTGGAATATTTGCAATAATAGAGCTTACATCTATTAATGAAAACTGGTTTGATATCTCTGGCAATAATGTTTTAAAAACAGCATTCAATACAGTAAAAAAATTAAAGGATGGTTTGAAAAAAGTATCGGACACTTATAAAGACATCTT